ATTATAAACACTAATAGTATATACACCATCTAATAAGTTTGTAGCATTAATACCTAAGTCTTTATTACTTATACTTGTAGGACCTGATGTAGATACGTCTACTTGAATTGAAATACTTCTTCCAGGAGGAGTTATACCTACTTTATAACTATCAGGAGTAGCATAGAGAGGTCCCTCTGTCCACTCGGACATGTCCCGATAAATCATATTACGACCATCGAGACATGTTAAAGTGGCATCAAAGTTTCCTTTTATACATGTAAAAGGCTTACTCATTATTTAATCATTATTTATTTATTTACTTATACAATAAATCCTTCAACTGCTTCTTCAGCTCCTGTTTGGTCACCATCTGCTGTACATGTTACAGCTGATATAGCTCTCATAGGAGATGATCCTGTATAAGCATTGAATATTGTCTCAAAGCTAGCAATAGTTGTAGTATCACTAGATGGTACAAGGATTACAGATCTACCTCGTGCTACATTAAAGTTACCACGAGTATGTGTACTTGTATTAGGTAAACCATGCTCAATTACATAAGAGCAGTAAGTTTTATTACATACAACTTTATTTGCTGCACCAGACCTGGATCTACTTAAAGGTAGATTTAACGGACCATAGTTACCTGAAGCAAATTGGTCATGCCCTCTTCCGGATCCGCCATTATCACTAGCGTAATCTCTCCATTGCCATAAGTATCCTAAATTTTCAGGAAGTCTACCTTTTTGTGCATCTCGAACATAAGTTGAACCTTTAGCAAATCCTGCAACTGGGAATACATCAAGCTGTCTACCGAAGTAACCTTTAGGTGGGTTAGGTGGCATACCACCAACTCCGCAAGTAATTTCTACTTGGTTAGCTATAAGTCTAATACCTCCACCGTAAGTCACACTTTGAGAAGCTATTCCACAATTCTTACAATTAAGAGCTAATGTAACAGGGTCAAAAGGATTAGATGTAGCACAAGGTGTAATATCACCTGAAGCATTGTGTAATTTAAAATCTGAATAACAAGTATTTACTTGTAGTTGAAGTTCTACACATTCACCAACTCCACCAGTAATAACAGCACTACCGTTACCATCGAGTGTCGCATTGATTAAGTTAACGATACGCTTTAATTGAGCTTTTCGTGACTTACTAGTGTCACCAGGCAACGTTGTATTTGTAAATACAGTAGCTGCAGTGTTTGCAAACATTCCCGTAATACCTTCAATTTCTAAACAAGTATCACAACTCCCTGCTAAACTAGCCAAGCAAAAATTAAAAGTGTTATCAAATAATCTTACAGCTTTAAATGGAAGATTTGGTTTACGCTTAGCTAACTTGTTAAATACAGAAGTTCTAGCCGCATTACCTACGATGTTATTATTGATTGCATCAATCAACCCACATGCTACATCAGCTTCAGTAGTACCTGATGCTTGTGTAGTTGTAGAGAACGTATAGATTGCTTTCCTTTTATAATCGTTTTGATTCTGAGTTCTATCGTCTTCTACTGTAATGTTTACAGAATACGTTGTATCATTTTCTGCGCCTGTAAATAGTATATCTCTAATTTGAGCTACTCCAGATCTTGGTGGTTCAGCAGTTACAGTACTAATGTAATTACCGTAAAGTTTATCACCGAAGCATTTTCGCAATGAATCAGAACTACCATCTCCTGTAGTGTCAACACCTACTGCAATAACAATATCAGGATTGTCAGCAACAGTAGTAGATGCTACAGATATCTGCGTTCTAGGATCAAAAAAAACCAGTTGACCCGGCAATACTTCAAGTGTTTCGTTATCAGCATAAATTGACTGACCTGTAGCAAATACAGCGTAATCGCCGTCAGATGCTATAATGTTCTCACGAACTTTTCTAGACATTTTTTAAAATTTTTTAGTTATATGAAATAACCAGTATTATAATTCCCCTAGATAGACCTGACTCTTTTGCCAGGTGTTCTAGATATACTGGAACTTTACTCTATTGTGTATATATCTTATCCATGGATAAAATCTTGTTTATTTGACTTTGAAACCCTTGTATATCTGATACGTCTCTTTGTATTATTAAAGTAGCTACATCTACAATCTTTCTCCATAGATTAGTACTACTTATAATCAAATCCCTATCTTCAGTCAATGTGTCTCCTTCTGAGTTTACATAGCTCCCCGTTTTAGTCAGTGAAGGAGCTGCTACGTCAGGTAGTCTTTTTAAGTAGTCTATAGTTAACTCACCTAGATCAAAGCTTGAATCTTTGTACACTATTACATCTGAGCCAGCTTCATCTGCTATAGTCTCTTCGTAGTCAAAAGATGGTTTTCTATATGGATCCACTAAAATCTCTGAAACATCATCTGTTTGCCTCATTCTTACGATAAGAGATCTCGGATCGCACGATTTTCTAGTTGCAACTACCACTTGTCTCATTAACCTGTAACAGTCAATTGGTATTCTATACGCTGAATAATGCTCAAATTTAGCAACCGGAAGTAGGGTTTTACCTTTAACCTCTAACTCCCTCATGTGGTTTCTAATGGTTGTATTTTTTTCTAATATGGCAGCATAGTTTTCGTAGACTATATCTTTAGCTTCATTTAATGCGGAATCTAAATCGACAACACTTAAGTTACTACTGTAACTAGTATTAATTCTATTTAACTTTCGCTTTACTTCATAGTGAAGCTTTATGGCTTTTATACTCATATTTTAAACTTAGCTGTCTTTAGATTGCTTTTTACTTTTAGACGGTTTAGGTGTAACAGGTGTTGACTCGTCTAGTACCTGAATTAACCTCATATATGCATCTTGATTTTCTTCAGACTTTAAGTATGCTCTTACAATATTCATATCCTTTCCTACAAAAGATCCAAATAATTCAAATCCATTTTTACGCTTACGTAAGTGTGCCCCTCTTTTAGCTAATACGAGCATATGTTCAAAATCAATTTCCTCTGTTGTACTGTTGCATGTATCTATGAAAAATTGCTGCTTAGTTTTCTTACCTATCTTATCTTTATCATTGTCTATTACTCTAAATAATGCATCATCCAACATGTCAGGATCGATGTCACTACCTACAATAACATTCATTATAAGTGCAATTTTAATTTTCTTTTTATAGTTTAAAGCTTCAAATAATTTATACGCTTCTCGTTTTACCGAACGTACCTGCTTTCTTAATTTTACATCCTGATCTTTATCAGAAACTATATATTTAACCCGTGAAGAAAGCATTCCGTTACTTTTTAGTCCTGCTTGAAATACAGGATCCGCCATCATTCCTCTTAGTATTATCTTATCAAAAGGTCTATCTTTATCCAATGTTATCTGCCCTTCTTTACTTACCACCTTTAAAAGCTTATGTGTAAAAAAAGGATCTGAAAAATCATATATATCAGCCTCTGTAATATACTCACCCTCTCTTCTGTGTTTTTTAGCGTACTTAAGTTTACACTTAGGTACTAATTCACTTAATGGTTCATCGTTACCATCATATGATTTAATTACCCACATTCTTTTTGAGCTAGACCATTTAGGTCTAAACATTTGTCTAGAGTTGGGAAATCTTTCACCTTTATATGTGCCAGCACTTGTACTCTTCTCTGCACCGTTTTGGTCTTTAGTAGTACGATATTGCGTTGCTGAACTAAAGAATTTTTTACTATTTGGTTTTGGTTTTATTGTTATAATTCTAGCCATGATTAAAATATTATTTTATTTAATTTAAACATTTGATATCGCCAGGCATCAATAAGAAAACCTGGCGATATTTATTTCAAATATAATAGTAGATTAAAAATTAATTTACTACTTATTAAGAGCTATACTCGTACATTTAGATTGTTACTGAAGGTACGAAGTGGGCGCTCAGTGTAACGTCTTTCATCCTTAAACCGAAGGTGCAAGCATGAAGAAGTTCATATGATCTATGTGTACCCATAGAACTGAAGTTAGACCTTCCTGTTCGTCCGTTAATAGGACCTGCAGGTGACCATGTACCACAATTATATGTAAATACTTCAGAATCAGTACGTTCAAGTAACTCGATGTTTTCTCCACCGCCATTACCCATTCCGTAATCCAATACGATAAACTCATAAGAACTCAATGGCAATCCAGTTTCAGGGTGTACAACAGATCCGTTAAGCCATGTTGAATCTAATATAGGCCAATGCTCTACTCTGATAGATCCAAATGGGAAGATGTTATACTCTGTAAAATACTTAGATTGATATTTAACCCCTTCGTAGTTCTTAGGGTCGTATGACTTACCAGGTTTGGTTACGTCAGAAAAGTAGGTCTGTGTTGCTGATTCTGAGTATTTTTCAGTAATCCAGTCATTCCACAATTTAAGTCCTCCTTGACCTGTGTATACTGTAATATTTCTTTTTTCTGGAGATACTCTATCAAACCATATAGCTTGTAAGAAATCAACAAACATGTCAATTGATCCTCCGTTTACAGGATATGGAATTACATTACCATCCTCTAAAAATTCTAAAAGTCCAGGTCCGATACGTCTATATTTACCAGAAGTACCGTCAAGAATAGATTTATTAGAGCTTCGCCCGTAATACATCATTAACTCCTTCTCCCATTTAGCTTGAGCTAAGAATTCAGCTTCAATGTAAGATATAAGTTGATCAGGATACTCATCTCCTGCAGCATTACCTGAATCGTCACACATCTGAACTCTCAAGTTCAACTGGTGAGCTTTATTTGTTACTTCTACAGACTTACCGTAGTCAGTCATTTCAGATTGGAACTCAATGTACGACATCCCGCTAAATTGAGTAGATCCATATCCGCTTGACGCTTCTCCGTAAGCTGATCCAATTTTAATCCATTTGATATCTTCCTCTAAGAGTTCAGGTGGAAAATATGAATCTCCTTCTCTATCGATTACTTGAGTTGTATATACAAACCCTGAACCGTCAGCAGAAGGTAATGCTTGGATTACTACTTGACATTCTTTAGCAATGTCTGGAGCAATGATATCTCCTTCTACATACCATTCAACGTCTAGCTTTATAATTACATCACTTCCATGTGCTCCAGGGAATTCAACCCCAGGCATCATATTTTCCATTTGGACAGCTTGTACTTCTCCAGTACCTCTTAGTTTCCATTTTACAAATTCAGCATCTACTTGCTTAGTTCGCTTTGTACCTTTAAGAAAATCCGTCAAAGGAGTTCTTTTGTCAGCTAAAGATGGCGATGCTGTAGATACATACTTCATCACAGGGTCAGTCAAGTCAACCCAAGATTTAGTCTTAGGGTGTGTAGCAAGAAGTATATTTTCATCGGCATAGTTAGCCCAATACTTGTTTTGCTTAGTTGACTCCTCGTAAATTTTAAATTTACTTACGTTTGGTCTCATTCCTTATTTATTTTATTAGTATAATTAATATTCACCTACTTGTCGAGATGTTAAGTTACCCCCTTTATTGATAGGTGTTTTTCTTTTTCTTTTTCTAGATCTACTGTTCAATTGGTTAAGTATTTGATCGTCCCGTTCATACGCACCTTGTTGCTTTATATCTCCTACGTTAAATCCATTTATTAATAGCTTTGCAAATATTACTTGCTTTTCAGGACTATTCTGAAGCTGATGCTCAAGTAATGCAATCTTAGTTACTTTAGATCGCACCTTTTTACCGTCAGGACCTATAGATTCAACAACTTCAGTTGGTTTAAATATTGCATTGTGCAATTCTACTTGTTCAGCGTTAGAAAGTTCAAAGTCTCCTACTCTACCAGAAGATATATAACTTTCTATCTTTTGTGTTTTTTCTCTTATGTAATGAGCCTGTTGTTGCTCTCTTTGTTGTCTAGCCTGATGCTCTTGTGCTAATTGCAATTCTTCTTTTTCTCTAAAGTAGACCTTAGCTGTTAATGCCCTAGATTCATCTGATCCTGAATCTTGTAGATCTTCAATTAACCTATTAATATCCTCAATTGGTAGATCCTTTTCCATATAATACGCTCTGATTATATTTTCACGATTTTCTTCTTTATTTTCAGCATTATCAGATATATCTAATTGAGTATATTTTACATTACCCATAGACGCCGCTAAATGGTTAATATTACCTCCTTGCATTAAATACTCTACGTATTTCTTAGCTTCGCCCATTTCCTCAAGCCTTTGTTCAATTACAGATACCCCTTGGTTCATCACCGTAGACTTTAACCCTTCTTTTAAAGAGTACCAATCCATGTCTTCTGTAATATTAAAATCCTCAGGTAGACTACCTTCTTGTTGCAATGATTTTGCAATAATTGCCGCCTCAGAGTATGCATCCATCTCGTCTAGATCACCCTCTTCTTCATCATCCCCTTCTAGATCACCCTCTTCATTTTTTTCATCTCCATCTTGATCATCCTTGTAACCTTTACTATCCTTATTATCGCCTGTAGCGTCCTCTTCATTTTCCTTAGTCGTATTAGTATCCTCTTGGTTTTCATCTATGTTTGTTTCACTATAGTCATCATCTTCCTCGTATCTTTCGACATTATCATCTTCTCCAGAGTTCATGAATCCGGTAAACGATGTTGCAAATACTTCACCCTCAGGTGTTGTTTCTCCTACTTGTGTAGATTGAATATTACTTTTTTCCATATCAAATATTATTTAAAATTACAGGTTATTACTATTTAAATTAACTATTTTTATATTTTTACTTATACTATTTAATTTTTACTTAGCACTATCTATGTTTAGTGTAGTTTTTTATTTAAGTTCTTTTAGGTTTTTGGTTTGCAATCTTAGCTTTTATACCTAACTCTACACCTTTAAGGCGAGCATCTTCTTTATTTTTTTCTGATTCTATGCGCATTTTCTCTGTCTCTAACTTATCTTTTAATGATAGCTCCATCTGTTTAGACTGTATACCATCGTTAAGACCGTTTTTATCTATATCGTACTGCAACGCCATTTGTTCTCTAGATATCATAGCTACGTCTTTACTATTGATATGATCTCTTTCTTGCATTAATAACTTAAGATCAATTTGCTGCTTAGCCAATGCCTCTTGTATCTTCTGTTGTTCTTGCATCATTTGCTGCTGGTTGGCTTGAGCTTCCTCTCTTTCTTTTTGTACTTTTTCTTCTGCCTCCTCTGCTATGTTTAGTACTTCACCATAATTTTTAGCCCATGTAAGTCGTATAAGCTCCGGGAATGATATCATCCCATTTTGAACCATGGCTTGAGCTTGTTGCTTTACAGATTCTATATTGTTAAAATCATCTGATGAATTCCTAACCCTTATACCTATTTCAGATCGATTTAACAATTCCCAATCTAAGTCTAATTCTGCAATTGACATATCATCAAGCATATATGATTTCTTTACAGGATTATCTTTAAATGCAATTCTTGCGCAACCTAGTAGTGAGTTTAATAAGTTTTCAACTACCATATTGTGCGTACTGTATATATCTTCTGTTTGATTTACAGATTGAATTATATTCTGTTGATTATTACTTACAGATGTGTATGGTGATACTTCACCTAATCTTGAAGGGTTATATGACATAGCTAAAGCTACTTGAGTTCTTAACCATTCTAGATAGTTAACTCTAGCAGTCATGTCTTGTAAATTAGATAAATCAATACTTCTAATTGCTTGCGCATCTAAAGGTGACATACCTTCTGCTTGAAAATCTACAGGTGCTATCTTACCGTACTTTATCATGTCAAACCACTTACCCCATGTCCAATCTTTAGGTTTAGCATTAGCACTTGTAAGTAATACTTTACCTACATCGGTAGCTTCCATTTCATGTAACCTTGCCATTTGTACATTAAACTTATACTGCCACGGTTTACCTAAATCCATAGGTGCTACATTTTTAGTATTACCCATTAACCTATTGTACTCTACTCCAACATAAGGTAACTTCACATCCCATGGGTTACTTGTAGATCTGTATTGATATGGAATTGGTCTTTTATTTAAGTATATAGCATCTGAATATCCTATCTTATCTGTTTCCCACACTTCAGGTACATATGCAACTTCTTGCTTTATATCACCTTTCATCTCATTGTATGTATATGACTCATCAACCCAGAATCTTTCTATCTTCCCATTACTTAATTTTCTGTGTATATTTTTAAGTTTTCTCAATGATTTCCATGTAATATGTACATGTCTAAGTTGGGTGTGATTCTGATTAGCTGCACCGTACTTATTATAAATTTCTCTTAGTTGAGATTGACCTTTTGTTGTTCTTACATCTAACTCTTGATCAAACAAAGGGTTACCGGGATCATTTGATATTATATCTACTAGGTTTGACTGCACACCGTATGGGTCATCGCCAACTGCACCTGTAGACTTAAATATACTGTCAAGCTTCTTAAGATGGGCAGATGTAAATTGGTCACCAAATTGATTGTATATATCTGATATCTTTTTAATTTGCTCATACTTTGCCCAATCTCCATCTTCTATAAAGTGAGTATTAGGACTTGCTGAGTATGTAAACCCCTTATAGTTTACTATTTCAAATTGTATATCGTTATGTAAAACTCCTGTCTTGTATACTTCTGCACCTGTTATTATTGCATGCTTAAAGTTTTCATCAGTCTTCCATTTTACATTATAGTTAACCATTATGTAGTCTATAAGCTTTTGAGCTTGAGTCTCAGATGCAGTCTTATAATTTGTCCTCATGTATTTTTTAATTTCAGGAGGAGTCATTACTTCTTTTCTTTGAGCTACATCTGCGTTCATTTGCTGCTGCTCTTCAGGACTTAGTGAGTGAACATCAGTAATACCATTCTCTTGCATATATGACATTACTATCTGCTGCTGCATGGGTGCAATAATTGTACTTTCTAGATACTCTTGTCTAAGTTCTAGTTCTTTTCTTTTTCTCTGATTTAATGCTGCACCTGAACCATCTATAGCAATAGGTTTAAGTGGCCTTTTTCTTTGCTCACCTACCATACCTTTTGCAACTTGAGATTGTATATCATGATGTTGTACATCTTCAAACCCCAAGTCAAATCCT